ATCTTTTTTCTGATTAGCTATCGCAGTAGAAACCTCCTCAGCGGATGCTATGGATGTATCTATTCCAATTCCTAGCAGTCCTAATGCTCTACCTATTGCTGAGGTTTCACAGTTCTCGATAAATGAGGTTTTATTTATGTAGCTGCTGCCCATATACTCCTCAGCGTGACCAGTTGCTCTAATCATTTTATTCTCATCAAATACTACAGCTCTAAACTGCACCAGGCGATCCTTTTTAGTTTGGCAAACCTCATCTTTAATTTTGATTGTTTCGATTCCCCATTTATCGTATTTTTTCTGGGAATGAAAATAGCCAATGCGCTCATTGACCTGGACATATTCCTTGCCCTTAATGTTAATTGTTTTCATAGTTCTAGGTTATTTAAATTTAATTTTAATTGTTTTAGCTTGATCAGCTCTGAATAAGTAAAGCGCCCAGGATCCTGTAGCTTAGATCTCAGAGTCGGATAGGTTATCCCTAAATGATCTGTAACATCTAACCTCCTAAGTCCTAGGCGTTTTATCTCATTGATAAATTCTAATTCTAAATTATTCATATATAAAAAAAATAGGGGAGTTGCCTCCCCTGGTTGTTACTAGCTTAATGGTATTGCATTAAAAAATTCTTTAGCCTCATTATAGGTCCTAAAAGAAACTGTTTGACTCCCTTTATTCCATACCTTAAATTGAACATCAAAAAATTGACCGCCATTAATGACTGTAAGAATTGGATCGTATTTGTAATCTACTTTATTCATAATTTCTAGTTGTTTGTTATTAAAAAGGGGAGTTGCCTCCCCTGGTTGTTATTGTCTTTTAATTATTTGTTGAACAGTTACTGGAACTTGTAGAGTATCAGCTACTTTCTGTGCATCAGATACACTATTAAAAATTTGTATAGTTGCATCGTTTCCAAAGTGTGGAATACTTAGCTGACCTAGGTTTCTGTTCTTAATAAAAAAGTTATTACTGCTGTCTTGTATTGCAAATATTTTTGTCATAATTTCTATTGTTTTGTTTGTTTTACTTTGTAAAAGTAATAATATTTTTTCAATCTGCAAATATTTTTACAGTTATTTTATAAAAAAAATCCCCATTCAAGTCGAAACTATCCTGGGGATCAGCAAACAAAAGGGAATCTTTATGCTGTTATTTCTTTAATTTTACGCCAAAGGTAGATGCTACGTCGTTAGTTTGATTAGGTACATGCATAGTCATCTCATATTCATTCGCTTTTACGTTGTAGGTCATTGAATCAATATAGCAACTAGCGCCCTCTCTAAAGGTTCCAGATCCGTAATCTATCCAGACTTTATTATGAGGCGCAATAGGAATAGGTTCCGATTTTAGGTTATAGAATGTACCCTCATATCTCTTTACAAAATCCCTAAAGTCGTTTAATATTTCCTGTGAAATAATATTATCTACTGTAGGAAAATCTGATGCTCTAATTGTAAAATCTCTAGGGCGTTTAAAAAATCCATCATAACCTCCCTGGAAATTAGTAGCGCCTAAATAATTTGATACGAATACATCTTTAACTTCATATTGAGCTGTTGTAGTATTCACTGCATTTTGTGTATTAGTTGCAATCATCTTAGAGGCTAAATCCACTTTCTCCGCTATATAAACCTTATCAAAATAAGTAGCGTTAATTAGTGAGATACTCGGATTTGGATAAGTTGTAAAATTAGGATAACGTATGCGCATCTGAATTTTAAAATCCCCATCTGTATCGCCAAATGCTTTTAAATCAGTTTCAAAATTTTGCCAGGTCCCAACTTTTGTAAATGATTTCTTTTTGTTTCGTTTTTTGTTGTTTGTAGTTTCAGCAAATCCTAACTCACTCCATTCCTCATTTTTAAAATCATAGTAAACTACATCCCCATTTGATGCAATACCTTTCATCCAGATTGCTATTTCGTATTTAAATTCATCAGAAAAATTTGTTAGGGTTGCATCTGGATCAACAAAAAAAGAAAATCCTACATTATACTCTTTTGTTTCATCACTTACAGTAGTATCAATCTCGTTAGTTAAAATTGTATATGGATTATTTACATTGACTCCATGTACTGTAGTTTTTACTGACTTTGTGCCTACCAGGGCATAACTAGAATCTGTATTAATTGCTGTATTTGTACCAAATTCCCACTGGTGATCATCATATAAAAACTGAGGATTTTGGTTTATATAATTTAAGTCATTTAATTTTACATCATATTTTACTTGGTTATATGGTCGTAAATATTCTTTATATAAATCAGCGCCTATTGGTTTTAAATCAGTTGGCGATTTCAAAAGTACGTTTTCAGTAGTGGTAAATTTATAATTTCCTAAGCGGTCAAATACCTTATATTCAATAACCTCCTCTCCAGTTGTAGCTAGTTGATTCTCTATGGAAAATCCTATATCAAAATTAAAGAGCTGGTTTATATTAGTATCAATTAAATTACTATTAGATATAATATACCAGCGACCCTGGCTCTGGAATACTCTTGAGTTTGTTGCTTTTAGAAATGATTGTAAAATCTCTTTAGCGTTTCTAAAATCTAGATCATCAAAAACGCCATATTCGTTTAGTATAATATCATGATATAGCGTATCGTTTGCGTTACCAGTTGATTTTCTAATGTCATTAGAAACATAAATATCAAAATCTAACTGAATATTATTTAAAGCATAATACAAATAAAAAAACATCGTATCCTCATTTGAATCATAACCTCCATCAGCAGCGTTAGAATAGGGTGCATCGTAAGCATCCAAACTACCTAAGCCATCGTATGCAACTAAGTTAATAGGATTTGGAAAAGGCTGTAGACTTTCCTTATATTGATCGACTTGAAGCCATCCCTCCCAGTAAATCTCAGAGCTGCCTCCAGTGCCTCCAGATCCCTCCCAGAGGTAATTAGCTTGCTCCCATTGATCGCTCTCTGTATTCCATACCTTGTCGGCATTATCTAAACTACCAGTAGCTATTCTAACTTTGTATTCACGCTCACCAGCAGCATAAAAAGCATCATATAAAGTGTCAGCGGTTTCAAATAAATTAAGCATACAGCTAGATCCAATGATAGGCGAGTAGAAATCATCATCCCCATCCCATTTAATTACTACTGGATTTGCCTGTCCTACAAGCGGAAAAATATCGCCATCGTAATCCTTTTGAAGTATTTCAGCGACTCTGTAGTTTCCTTTTGTATCTGAAAACTCTAATCTAAATTTGACTCCGTATGCCATGTATTTATTTTATTCTACTTCGATTCCTGTCTGCTCTTTGTAATGCTACTACTAAATCCTGTCCATTTATTTTAAACTCTCCGCCTACGTTTACGTTTTGACTAGCTCCGCCTCCCATCATTCCCTGGAGTTTATCTAGTGGCGCAATTACCTCTGGATTTGATTTAGCTCCAGGATACTCACCCATAAGTCCCATTGTAGGACCAGAAACGATCCCTCCATTTGCAAACTTTGGAATAGCAGCAAATGCACCTAATACGCCACCTACAGCAGTTGCTATAAATGCTGGAGTTGTAAATACTGCTCCTGGTCCAGTAGCCGCACCAGATGCAGTTGCTCCAGCTATTGCCTGGGCAATAGATTGAGCTAAAAACATAGATATAAGTTGTAATACTGTGCTAGCCATTCCGCCTAAAAATCTACCAAACCCATTCTCTGCTAATCCTAAAGCGCCTATAGCAGCCTCTCCAAATGTATAAAAAGCATTTGCTACCTCTCCGCCTATCATATCGCCTAGCTCTTTCATACGCTCATTTTTAGCAGCCAAGTTGTCTAATGCTGTTGCGGTTTGATTAGCTTGATTTTGCATAGCTAATAAACCCTCTAAAGCAGCTCCTGTAGCATCGCCATCTGGAGCCTCTACGCCATCAATTCCAGGGGTTTGTATTTGTTGAGCGCCTACAGCTATATCACCTTGAGCAAACTCTCCAGTTTGGAAATCAAAATCGCCTTTAGTTACGCTAAGAGATATCTCAGAAACCCTCTCAACTTTTTCTAGTGCGTTACTTAAATTTTTCGTTTCTGTAGTCGCTACTTTTAAAGGTTGATTTAAACCCTCTAAAGATTTTTTTAATTCAGCATTTGCTTTAGTAGCAGCAGTGGCATCTTTTGTTTTTTGTGCTAATGCTTTAGCAGCATCCTCAGCCTGTAAAGCAGCAAATTTTAAAGGATTTCCTAGCGACTTTAATAGGTTAAAAAATGTTTTAGTTCTACTTACAGCTGGTTCTAATCTATGTAAGTACTCAACAAATCCAGCAATCAAAGTTACCACTCCAGCAGCAATAATGCCGACAGGATTAGATAACATTGCAATAGTTAGGGATTTAAATGCAGCAGCAACTTTTATTAATATAGGCAGTGCTGTAGCAAAGCCAGAGGCAACTAATCCAGCTCCAGATGACATGGCGCCTAAAAGAATTAATAAAGGACCAGCAGCAGCAACTAAAGCGGTAAAAACCACTATAATTTTTTTAACTGTAGGGTTTAGTGATTGAAATTTATTACTAAGACTCACCAGTAAGCTAGATATGTCCTGGATTAATGGTAAAAATGTTTGTAATAATACGCCACCAATTTCAGTAAAAGCTACTGACAAATCATTTAAAGATTTTTCTAATTTAAAAGATGCTGATTTTTCTAATTCTGTAAATGCCTCTGCTGTGATTCCAGCAGTGTTATTCATTCTGCTAAATATTTGCTCAGTAGATGCAAGGTTATTACCCATCAAATCTAAAACTCCAGAAAGCGCTCTAGTATTAGCAAATACTTTTCCTTGAGCCTCCTCATTATCGCCAAAAGTTTCGGTTAGCAGTTTTAAAGTTGCGAGAAGTCCATCCTTTTTAATTTTATCTCTAAGCCCAGTAGCTGATAATCCAAATTGCTCTAAAGTGTCATTAGCTTGTTTTGTTGGTTTTAATAAAGCAAATAAAACTCCTCTAATTTGAGTTGCTGCCATAGCTGCATCTGTACCAGTTCTGGACATTGCAGCGAATGTAGCGCCAACCTCACTAAATTTTACTCCTAACTGTGAAGCAATAGGCAGCACAGTCCCCATTGATTGAGATAATGAATCCGCCTCTAATTTACCCTCACGAATTGAAGCAGTTAAAACGTCTGTAGCCTGTGCAGCTGATAAGTTTTCAATACCATAAGCATTCAGCGCAGATGTGGCTAAATCAGCCACTACTTTAGTTTCTCCTAATCCTATTGCTGATGCTTTTAATGACTGCTCTAAAACAGCCATCGCATCTGTACCTCGTAAACCAGCGGAAGTAATAAAAAATAAAGCGTCAGCTGCATCCTTAGCGCTGACTCCAGTATCTTTTGCCATCTGTATAGCTACTTTTCCCATTTGATTAACCTCATCAGATGCAATACCTACTAAAGTTTTAATCTGAGTCATTGATTTATCAAAATCAGAAGCCATTTTAATAGCAGCGCCTCCAGCAATAGCTAAAGGCAAAGTAAGTTTCATTGATAAATTTTGCCCTACGCTAGTCACTTTTTTACCAAACGACTGTAATTTTCCAGATGCTGTATTTAGCGCTCTGTTTAGTTTACTAGCATCGCCTATTATATCTACTCTTAATTTTTGATCTTGCATAGTACAAAAATACTAAAAAAAAAGGCGTTAGAATTTAACGCCAGCCGCTATAGCTTTCTCTTTAAATGATTGATAATCCTCTTTGGTGCCTTTGGGTTTTTCTATTTTGTTGAATTTATCCTGTGGCAGTGGGAATAGTTTCTCTGGTTTTATCATTTGCTGGCGCTTTTGACAATTTACATTGTGCAGCATAGTAGATAGATATCTAATGCGCTCCCATTCCAGATTCTGTTTTATCATATAAGACTCGCCTAGCATTTGATTTTCTCTCCAGGTGTATATCCAGAATTTATCTGGATCTATGCCGACTTGCCCTATGTAATAATCCTCTAAGTCATCCCAGGTTAGGGAGTCGGCTGCTGCTTTCCCTTAGTATTGGCTACAGTTTTAGCCTGGCGATCAATTCCCATATTTAGATCATTACCTAATATGCGAGATTCCATCATAGCTGAGATCATTTTCTCTAGCTCATCCTGGTTAATATCCTCAAGCCATGCGCCTACTTTAAACTCATTGTAATCTATCTCATTGCCCTCCTCCTGGTCGTGTGCTAAAATAGCACTGTAAACCAAAGCTCGTATAGCCGAAATAGAAACGCCACCAGCAAATAGATCACCTATTTTATCTAGTGGCACATTCATAATTTCTGTAAAGTTCGCCCAGAAATTCATACTAAAGTGCAGCGTAACATTACGCCCACCTAGTTTAGTGGTATAATACCCTCTCCTCTTGTTTGCCATTATGTAATTACTTTATGTTATGCGTTGGTCGACTTAGTGATCGCTCCTGTCAATGTAATTGAACCGCTGTAGCTTACTGGTGATTCCATCTCAGCGCTCATCTCTACACTAGAAAGGAATCCCTCAGCAGTGTAAACAGCATCGCCTGTAACCTCTGTACCAAAAACGCAAGTTAATTGAGTTCTAGCTAGTAAGTAATCAGCTAATTCAATAGCATTAGCAGTATCATCATAAGCCACTAAACCATCAAAAGAAAGCTCTCCAGACATTACTCCAGCGATAACCTCCTGGAAACCGCTACTGTCTTTAGTAGTCGCCTCTGGTAAGTCATTGTTAAGAGATAATGAGCAGCTAGTAGTGTGTCCTAGTGCTGTGTCCTCTATCTTTAATATTAGGTTAGTTCCGTTAAATACTCCTGTTGTAGCCATTAGTTTTAAATTTTATACAAATATAGTTATTTTATTATTTATTGATTTATTTTAACTAAATGTTATTGTTCCTGTTCCATCTGTGAATACCGATACTTTATCTGATCCCTCTGTAAATGGTGAGCCACTTGCCTCAGTCAAACCAGATCCTCTAGTT